GCCACCCCCGGAAGGGCTTGGAGAACCTTGACGGTATTCGAGGCGTCCGAATAATCCGCGTTGCCGTGAGAGATGAGCTTCATACCGAAGGCGTATTCGTAGCCCTCCTCGATTGCGACGCCCGTGTCGACCTCCGAAGAATCGTTCGTGTCGGCGTCCTTGGCGACGCGAGCATAGGCGATCCCCCAGGAGCCTGCACTCGACCCCGTTCCCCCAGGAACGACCAGCCAGCGGCCGGGCTTTTCGACAGCCCTGGCCGCCGGCTTGATGACGGTGGTTCCGTCATGCGTCGCCGTGCTCCTGCCGTCGAAACGCCAGGACACCCCCGTCGATTCGATCAAGGCGAGACTCTGATCGCGCGGGGAGGGAACCTCCCCGACGTCGGTAGCGTCTGCGCAGGACAGGACGCGGATCTTCTTCGACATTTCGATTACTCGATGAAGATGACCTCGAGGGTATGGCTCGCGCTCCAGTCGGTCGAGCCCGCGTTGTCGAGAACGACGTGGCCGCCGCTGATCGTCACGGCGCCATCCCAGGCAACATCGACTCCCGGCGTCGTGGTCACGCGCACGCGCGCGAGGACCGTCGCGGGAGTGAAGTCGAGCTCGAAGTGCATGTTTCCGAGCGCGACTTCGACGGCAGTCGGGACGCGGCTGGCAACCGCCATGCGCCGGTTCTTGGTGAGCGAGCCGCCGTACATCGCGGACGCCGCCCAGGCGTTGTTCGAGCCCGTCAGGGTCTCGGTGCAGGTGAGCACCATGGGCCGGGACTTCCTGCCCATGATCATGAACTCGTTGTCGCCGATCTCGCGGGCCACGATGTCCTCGGTCGTCTCGGCGTTGATCGTGGCGACCATGGCGTCGGAGACGTCGTCGGCGGTCGGATCGACCCCCAGCTGCTCGGTCCCGAAGGTCGTGGCGTCCTTGGCGACGTTGGTCGCCGCCTCAGCCAGGGTGTAGGCGTTGCCCGGGGTGCCCGCGATGATGGCCGAGAGGATGCACTTGTCCGTGCTGCTCTTGGCCGCCGTGCAGATCGTGTTCGTGACCGTCGGAGTGCCGTAGGCGATGCCCCGGCCGGCTCCGCCGTTGATCGCGGCGACGAGGTTGTCGATCGTCCCTTCGGCGTTGACCGCGCTGATCAGGACGTGGCCGTCGACCTGGGTGAGCGTGGTCTGGAACGTGTAGACCTTGCCGTTGATCGTGATCGTCTCGGTGTCGGAGGGCTGGCCGGTGAAGGTCAGCTTCGCCTTCGCCTTGCGCGTCGCGCCGCCGGTCAGGTCCACGGGGATATGGCCCGCCGTGACGGCGAGGTCGTCCCTGGTGGCAAGCTCGTAGGTGTCGGCACCGATGACGACGACCTGGGCGTTCACGCCCGCTGAGGCGACCCGAAAGACGTTGATGGCTCTCTGGCCTTCGATTCGCGGAAACTTGCTCGACATGGTTCGGTCTCCTATATCAAATCAAAAGAAAGTCAGGCTCAGTCCCGGGCACTCCAGCAGACGATGTCCGTCGCCGCGGGATTCGTCCCGCCGGCGAACTCGCCCTTAATGCGCGTGGTCGACTGCGTCCACTTGGTCGTCGCAGCCTTGAGAACGCCCGTCGCGTCGAACACCTGGATCGACAGGATCTTCGGCGTGGTCAGCTTGGTCGGGATCATGATCGCGGTCGCCGCGACGTCCAGAGCCGTAACGGTGTAGCGGCCGGAATCGAGATGCTTCAGGCTCCCGGCTTCGCCGCCCAGCATGAACCCGCTCGTCTGGTCGATGATGTTCGTCCCGCCCGTGAGCGACGCCGAGAAGGCGACGTTCCCCGCGGTGCCGTAGTCGTGGGCTTCCAGGCGCACGACCTTCGAATCGATGGCGTCGATGTAGGCGTCGATCTGAGGGGTCGGAGGATTCGCCACGATGGCCGCCTGAAGGGCGAGCGCCGTAGCCGGACCGTCCATGCCGACGTTGACCTGGACGTGGCCTGCGCCAGCGGAGCCCGAGGTCCGGAACTCGTACACCTTATCGCCGATGGTGATCGTGTCGCCGTTGACCAGAGAGCCGAACGCGGCGATCCTGACCGCGCCGTAGCTCTTGTTTCCCGGGAAAACCGTTTCGCCCATCTGTCGATCCTCTCTCGTTAATGGTCCTGGCCGAACGTGGCGAGGGACATCTCGGACGGATCCCCTTCACCCGAGGGCGGAGGCTTTCCGCCGCCGCCCATACCGCCGCCCTGTAGCGCGGCATCCTGCATCTGCTGGGCCTGTTGGTTGGCTTCTTCCTGGTCCGCCTCGAGCTCGGCGAGCTCCTCCGCCGAAGGCATGGGGACGTCGAGCTCCTTCATGATCGCGGGGCAGTCGAGGCGCTTATAGAGCGGGATGTTCTTCCCGCTGCCGAGCGTCATCTCCTCGTCGAAGGCCTTGAAGAGGATTTCCTTCAGCATGGACTTCATCCCGGCGGAGAGGCCCGAGACGACGAGGCGGGTCTTGGACTGTTCGAAGGCTTCCTGGCCGAAGTTGTAGATCACCATTGGGTCGACGTACTGCTCGTTGACGTAGTCGATGAAGTCGTAAAGGATCGACTCCATGAACTCGGCGTGCTGGTCCTGCTGAACGCCGGCGTCCTTGGTCCCGAGACCGCTGCCCGCATGAGCTCCGCCGACGCGCGGCGGAGTTAGGCCTGCCTGGAGGATCTTGCCGTCCCAATATTTCAGGATGCTTTCGAACTGATCGCCGCGCTTATCGTCGTGCTTGAACTCGATGTCGTACTTGTAATTTCCCTTATCGTCCCGGTCGCTAGGGATGACGACGCCGTTGCCGCCCTTCAGCATCTTGAGGACGCCGCTCATGAACTCCAAGCCGTCCATGCGGGTGCCGTCCGGCATGACCAGGCCGTCGAGCAAAGCACGGCCGACAGGAGTCGGATCGCCTTTCGTCTCGAAGTAGCGGTTCGCATACATCCCGAGCGACTCGACGTTCCACCAGGGCGTGAACATCTGGTCGAGCATCGCGCGGCCGGTAAGGCGGCCGAAGTTGTCGTCCTTCCCGTGGATCCACAGGCCGACGCGCTCGGGACCGATCAGCGCGGAGGGATTCTGGTTCACGTTCGGCTGGAGGTAGACGTACTGCTGAACGCCGTCCCACTGGTCCGTCTTGGGATCGACGTGGAGCACGATGGTCCGGGGATCGATCGACTTGAAGCGGTCGAACGTCCAGGCCATCGGGATCGAGGTGACAGTTTTCGATCCGCCGACCTTATCCTCGATCTCGACCGTGACCGGCCCGGACTTCCAGACTTTCTCGGTTACCTGATAGCCATAGCCGATCCCGAGCGAAGCGGACCTGGCGATCGCCCGGTAATGCTTGCGCATCTGCTGATCGACGAACGCCTTGATCTTGTCGTCGCGGCTGGAGATGGTCCACTGGGCATTGATGAGCGGCCCGCGATTCACCGCCATCGCGAAGGCGACGTCGGCATTGTTCCGCATCAGGAGCCGCTGATTGATCGTGACGGCCTTCGGGTTGAAGAGGCCGATCGTATCGACCACGCGGGCGTAGATCTGGGTGATGAAGTGCTGGCGCAGGACGGAACCTTCCCTGAGAGGAGCCTCCGCCGGCGAGTCGGTCGCGAGTCCCAGGAGGCGGCCGAAGAAGCCCTTCAAGCGAGCCTCCCGGAGCCGAACAGGCGCGTGCCGGGAAGTGCGAGGCCTGTATAGCCGAGCGGAACCTTGACCGGCCCGGGCGAGCCCGCCAGATAGTTATAAGCGTGCGCCGCGGCGTCGATCATGTCGATCAGGCCGGCGGGGAAGGAGTTCGCCTCCTGGATGAAGTCGAGGTTCCACGGAGCTTTCCGCATCGTGAAATTGCCGATCCCGGCCTGAGCTGCCATGCCTTCCGCGCGCATCTCCTTCGAACCGTCGCGCGAAGCCGGAACGGCGATGACCTGGAAGCCGTCGAGGAGGCGCTTGAGTTCCTCGACCTGCGCGGGACCGCCAGAGCCGGGCTCCTGTTCGATGATGATGGGCACGCTCTTACCGTCGCGCTTCGCGGTCTCATGGATGCGCTTATTCCGCTTGCCTGGAGAGAGCCGGAAGGCCTCTGCCTCGGCGATGTGGTACTTGTTCGCCTCGCCTTCCCTACGCTTGCCGATCTTGACGCCCGCCGTCTGCTTCGCGGTCGGCGACTCCGAGGCCGCAAGGTCCCACGCGCGCGCCCAGCGGGTACAGGCGGGATCGGCGTCGACGATCTGGAACCATTCGCCCTTGAGATCGCCGCCCCCTCGGGGATAGGGACGCTGCTGGTATAGGCCCGCCCAGACATGCGGCGCGCGGCCTTTCTCGACGTCGCGGAGCTCCTCGATGGGATGAAGCTCGGGAACAAGCGCGGTCCCTGCAGCCCGGCGCCAGGTATAG